ATACTAATCTTACAGATAGTAATAAAAAGGCGTTCTTTAAAAAACCTACTTTTGATGAAGTAAATAATTATTGTTTAGAAAGGAATAATAATATAGATGCTGAAGCGTTTATTGATTTTTACGAAAGCAAAAATTTTATGATAGGTAAAAACAAAATGAAAGATTGGAAGGCTGCTGTAAGAACTTGGGAAAAAAGAGAATCAAAGAAACCAAATACAATGTCTAAAATAGATATGCAATTGAATGAATACTTAAAAGGAAAAGAATACTTATGAAACCATTACAACAAGAAAATTTAGAGGAGCTTATTCCTAAAGTTTATGACCTGCTTACTGAAACAAAAATATCAATAGGGTTTAATACTGATGGTAAAACAATAGCTAGTTTAAGTAAAATATTTGCAGCTGATTTAATTAGAGAAAAAAGATGGGGACCTATAACTTTTAATCAAGTTGAAGATGCTTTTAGAGTAGCTATAAGGTTCGGCAAAGATGAACCGTTCTTAACTATAAGAAATTTTTATAAATGGATATGGGCGCATAAAAAGGAAAGAATAGATGTAGCTACTTATAATGTAGAAACATTAAAACAGAACCCTAAAGAAGTTATGTACTATCAAGAACCTTTAAAACTATTAAAATGATAGGTTGGATAATAATAACAGCCATTGTAATGTGGCTAATAAGAAGAATAAGAGAATGAAGATATTAACAATCGTATGGGGAATATTAATTGTGTATTGTATTTTAGAAGTTTATTTTTTTTCTAAGTTTGAAGATGAAATTTGAACGAAAATCACATAGAGAAAGACAGAACAAAGCCTTAAAACAGTTTTGCAAACACTTTGATTTGACTTATGGCTCACATCAGGAATATGCTCACATTGATGCAGTTCTATATAACAAAGGAAAGATAACAGGCTTTGCTGAAGTAAAAGGAGTTCATAAGAATATAGAGGACGCACAAGATGTTATTGTAGCAATGAGAAAGATAGTAAGAGCTCAGCAGCTTCAAGTCAGTAGTGGTAAACCTGTAGCAATTATATGGGCTTTCAATAATGCTATTGTCTATGAAAGAATAAACAACTTGAAGGGAATATTTTATTATGGTGGCAGGAAAGTTAGGGAAGGAAGCACCTTTGACCAAGAACAACTCGTTAAAGTATTAATCAAAAACTTAATAAAATTATGAAAACAGTAAATAGTTTAAGTGGAGGTAAAACATCTAGCTACATAGCAGCTAACTATCCTGCTGATTATAATGTATTTGCTTTAGTTAGGACTAATGATAAGTCTTGTCTTTACCCTGATAAAAAACTTAGACAGATAGTTTCAGATAAAATAGGAGTTGAGTTTATAGGAACTTTAGAGCAAGATAACATAATAAAAGTTATGCTTGAACTTGAACAATTTATAGGTAAAGAAATAACTTGGCTAAGTCCTAAAACTTTTGATGAAATAATAAATGGAGATTGGAACAAAGGAAAGAACGGAAAACATTATTTACCAAATTTAATGACTAGATACTGTACTTCTGAAATGAAAATGAAACCAATATTTGAATGGTGGCAAAAAGAGATAAACGAAATAGTAGAAATGCGTATAGGGTTTAGAGCTTCAGAAATGAACAGAGCAAAAAGAGTTATAGACAAACTTAACGCAAATGGAATTGATGAAATGAAAGCAGTAATAGGTAAAAGTAAAACAGGAAACAGAAACAGGTGGGGAATGGTAGAATGGAGAATACCTACATTTCCTTTAATACCTGCTAATATAAACAATGATACTATTTTTAACTATTGGCAAAAAAATAAAGAGGTATCGTTTGCAGATGGTTATTATAATAACTGTGTAGGGTGTTTTCATAGAAACCCTGTTTTTTTAAATAAGATGAGCCAAGAGCATAAAAACAAAATGGAATGGTTTGCAAATATAGAAGCTGAAAACTCACCTAATACATTTAGAAAAGATTGCACTTATAAAGAGATATTAGAATATAAACCACAGATAGAATTGTCTTTTGAAGATTTTGATGAATGTGATAGCGGATATTGTGGACTATGAAAAAGACAGTCAGTAAATTAAAAAAGGAACTTGACAAGTGGTTTAGTCTTTACATAAGACTTAGAGAAGCTAACGAATACGGAATCTGCCAATGCTTCACTTGCGGAGTAGTCAGGCACTATAAAGACGGAATGCAAAACGGACACTTTCAAAGCAGGAAACATTTATCTACTCGCTTTGATGAAGAAAATTGTCAAGTACAATGCGTGAAATGTAATGTCTATGCTTGGGGTGAACAGTATAAATTCAGTCTAGCTTTAGATGGAAAGTATGGAGAAGGAAAGGCTGAAGAATTACAATACTTAGCTAGAACAACTTTAAAGATTTCTAGGATAGAATATGAGGAAAAGATAAGTTATTACAAATCACTTGTTGATAAGTTAAAAAAAGAAAAGGGAATTGAGTAAACTATTTTATTAAGTTTGGCGTATGATAGAACCAATTTATGCAAGTGAGGAACACAAGAACATAATTGAAACCTATATTTTAATGTGCACAGAGTTTTCAAAAGAAGTAAGCACAAAATTAAAATACAACAACTACTTAGAGGTGTTAGACATAATACTTGAATATCATAATAACTATGGCAAAGGAGTTAAAGAAAACAATTGGTACGATTGGCTAATGATTATTCCAATTAACTTATCAGTAGCTACAAATGGTTTCTTTGCAGGGCTTGAAACAAAAAGTAACTCACCTAAACTTAGAGCTTATAAAATTGTACTTGATGAAATGGTACATGATGTAACAGATAAAATTGACGCATTAGAACAAATAAATGACTGAGATATATGCAGAAATATCAAAGCTAAGTTCTTTCTTTAGAAAGATGTGTTACGGTATAACGCAAGATGAAGAAGCTATTAATGATGCTGTTCAGGAACTTATGATTTATTTTCTACAAATGAACCCTCAGACTTTACAGGACATATACGAAAAAGATGGTTTAAAAGGAATAAAAGGTTACGGTGCTGTTGTATTAAGAAGAAGTTTAACAAGTGTAAGAAGTCCTTTTTATTATAAGTATAAAAAATATTACACCAATTTAGTAGGAGTATATACATCAAGCTGTAGTCAGAACGCTTTTCATAATAGTATCTATAACTTACCTGAAGAAAAAGAAGACAATTACAAATGGGAGAAGTTGGAAGAAATTGACAAAGTATTAGATAAGCAAACTTGGTATGATAAAAAGATATTTGAGCTTTATTATTCAGGAGAAACTTTAGACAGTCTAGCAAAGAAAACAGGAATAAGCAGAAACAGTTTATTTACTACAATAGATAAAGTAAGAGAAATATTAAAAAAGGAATTGAATGAAAATGTATGACCCTGATAAATGTTCTTCTTTTGAAATGATGTTTGGGTTTTCTCAGACAATAATTGTTAAAAAAAGGAAGCCAAAAAAAGCAGATGAAAAAAAGCAAAAGAATGAAAAACTAGTAGCAATATTTCCTTCATAATATGAATAAGTTCTTTGTACCTAACGAAGTCTATGAAGATAGAATAGCAATTTGTAAGAGTTGTATTTATTATTTTAAACCTACAGGAACTTGCAAAGATTGTGGCTGTTTTATGAAAATAAAAGCAAGACTTGCTCCAATGGGGTGCAGTCAAAAGAAATGGCAAAAGACAACAGAGATAGAAACTCCTGATAGTTTACCACAGGAAATAGTAGATGAAATATTAGATATGTGGAAAGACTTAAAAACAGGTAGAGCAAAAGACCAAGCAGCCAAAAAGAGAATGATTGAAACATATAATACAATATACAATACTAACTACAGTCCTAGAACTAACTGTGGCTCTTGTATATCAACTTGCTTTGATGGAATAAAAAAACTATATAAAGAATATGCTAAGGGCTAAACTTAACTTAAATAACAATGCGGTTATTTTCTTATTTTTTTCTGAACCCTTAGCGTATTCATAACTTAAATAAATAGATATGAAAAGAACTTACAAAACAATTAAATGGGTATTAAACAGCCACATTAAAAAGAATGTCAGAAGCCTTTGGACTTGGGAAGACAATAATTTTACTTGTATCTTTGAAAACTATGACGGAGATAGCAGAATATACACACCACACCAATTGATTAAACTTTTAAATAATGACACAGAACGAAAAACTAATTAAAAACCTAGAAAATATGCCAATTGATTTAGATTACAAAGCAATACCTGAACCAAGTTACTACTCAGGGAAGAAGTACGGTTACTCAGCAAGAAAAGTAGTAGAGGACTTTCAACCTGATAGCTATAACTTAGGAACTGCAATCAGTTATTTATTAAGAGCAGGTAAAAAAGAAGGCAACCCTGCTGAACAAGATATACAGAAAGCAATAAACCATTTACACTTTGAACTAGACAGATTACACAATGACAAAGTATAGTTGCGAATGTGGTAAGGAAGAAAAAGAAGTTGGCAAAGCTACAATAGTCTTAAGGGATAAAAAGTGGGTATGCAAAGAAGCTCAATGCAGTTGTGGTAAATGGATGGATAGCAAACCAACAGACGGTATGCCTAACCTTAAAAGAACTGAACCTAGTTTAAGTAAACAAAGGGATAAGCTATGGGCAGGAGCAAAAGAAAAGCTAATAGGTGAAAGAGGTATCAATGAAGACTACTAAATAAATTAATTAAAATTCTATTATATACTATGAAACAACAAGTTAAGATCAGTAAAGTAAAAGGAAACCCTAGCAATCCTAGAATCATAAAGAATGATAAGTTTAAAAAGCTAGTCAAGTCAATACAGGAGTTTCCTGAGATGCTAAAGCTAAGACCCATAGTCGTAGATGAAGATATGATAGTCTTAGGTGGCAACATGAGATTGAAAGCAAGTAAAGATGCAGGGCTTAAAGAAGTATGGATTGAAATAGCAGAAGGACTTACTGAAGAACAAAAGAAAGAATTTATAGTAAAAGACAATGTAGGATTTGGAGAATGGGAATGGGATATATTAGCTAATGAATGGGATAGTGTTCAACTTGCTGAATGGGGTTTAGATGTTTGGGAAAATCAAGATGATGCAATAGTTGAAGATGATGATACATATACAAGAAAGATAGTAGCTCCAACCTATGAACCTAAAAATGAAAAGCCAAATATAGTTGATTTATTTGACACTAAAAAAGCAGATGAACTAATAGACAAAATAAAAGAAGCTGACTTAAGTAGAGAAGAACTAATGTTTTTATCTCATTGTGCATTAAGACATACAGTTTATGATTACAGTAAGATAGCAGACTTCTATGCACACTCAAGCAAAGAGATTCAAGAGCTTATGGAAGATTCCGCTTTAGTGATAATAGACTTTGACAAAGCTATTGAGAATGGATATGTAAAACTAACTAAGGATATTGCAGCAGCTTATGAAAAGAATGGCATACTATGATAGATGAAGATTTTGCTGTATTTATATTAACACACGGAAGAGCTGATAATGTAAAGACTTATAAAACATTAAAGAGATTTGGATATACAGGAAAGATATATATTGTAATAGACAATGAAGATAAAAGTGCAGAAGATTATTACAAAAACTTTGAGAATGTAGTAATGTTTAATAAGAAAGAAGTAGCAAAAACATTTGATGAAGGGGATAATTTTGTAGATAGAAGATCAATAGTCTATGCAAGAAACGCTTGTTTTGAGATTGCTAAAGAATTAGGGATAACATACTTTGTGCAATTTGATGATGACTATACAGATTTTAGTTATAGGTTTAATAGTGAATTATCTTATAATAATACAAGGGGTTTTATTAATAAGATTGATGATGTTTTTATGTCAATATTAGAATACTATAAATCAATACCTGTAAAATCAATAGCAATATCACAAAATGGTGATTGGATAGGTGGTAAGGATAGTAGTTGGGCTAAAGAGCTAAAACTTAAAAGAAAATGTATGAATAGCTTTTTTTGTAGTACAGAAAGACCATTCCAATTTACAGGTAGAATTAATGAAGATGTGAATACTTATACAAACTCAGCTAGTAAAGGTGATTTATTTTTAACGATTCCTAATGTATCTTTAAAGCAAACAGATACACAAAGCAATAAGGGTGGTATGTCTGATATTTATGCAAATCAAGGAACTTATGTAAAGTCTTTTTATTCTGTAATGTTTAGTCCTTCATCAGTAAAGGTAGCTCCTATGGGAACACTTCAAAGACTACATCATAGAGTAAGTTGGAACAATGCAATCCCTGTAATATTAAATGAAAAATATAAAAAGTAATGGAACAGAATAGAACACAGATCAACAAAGATAGAATGCTCAAAGCTTTAGAGAGTTCACTAGGTGTAATAACAACAGCTTTAAAGGCTTGTGATTTATCAAGAACAAACTTTTATAAGTGGTTAAAAGAAGATGAAGAATTTGCTAAGGCAGTATCAGAAGTGCAAAACATTGAGAATGACTTTATTAAGTCAAAGTATTATGAATGTGTAAAAGACAAAGTGCCTTCAGTTGTAATACACGCAGCTAAGACTAGACTTGGTTGGAATGAAACAAACAGAGTAGATATAACTTCAGGCGATAAAGCTATTAATATGCCTATTATTACATTTGTAGAAACTGATACTGAATAATAAATACAATCCATTATTCTCATCTGATGCTCGTTACTTTATAATTACAGGCGGTAGAGGTTCAGGAAAGTCTTTTGCTGTTACAGTTTTTCTTACTTTGCTTACAATGACTAAAGGGATAAGAATACTCTTTACTCGTTATACTATGACTTCAGCTCACTTATCAATTATACCTGAGTTTTTAGAAAAGATAGGGCTACTAGGATTTGATGAAGTCTTTAGTATTAATAAAGCAGAAGTAGTAAATACAAGCAATCAGTCAGATATTCTATTTAGAGGAATTAGAACCTCAGCAGGTAATCAAACAGCTAGCTTAAAGTCTTTACAGGGAATAAGCACTTGGGTATTAGATGAAGCTGAAGAACTTGTTGATGAGAATATCTTTGATACTATTGATTTAAGTATAAGAGAAAAGAACATACATAATAGAGTAGTATTAATATTGAACCCTGTTACTAAGGAACATTGGATTTACAAAAGGTTTTTTGAAGACAAAGGCATAGAGGGTGGTTTTAACGGTTCTAAGGACAATGTATGCTATATACATACTAGTTACCTAGATAATATATTAAACCTCTCTCACAGCTTCCTAGAGCGTATTAAGAGCATAAAGCACAGAAACTTTAAAAAGTATCAGCACAAAATCTTAGGGGGTTGGTTAGACAAAGCAGAAGGAGTTGTATTTGAGAATTGGTCAATAGGTGAATTTAATCCTGATGGCTTACAGACTTCTTGCGGTATGGACTTTGGTTTCTCAGTAGATCCTGATAGTCTTACTGAAGTAGCTATTGATAAAAGAAAGCGTAAGATATATTTAAAAGAACATATCTATAAGAACGGATTAAAGTCAAATGAGTTAGCTCAAATCATATTAGACAAAGTAGATAATAAACTTATCATAGCAGACTCAGCAGAACCAAGACTAATAGCAGACCTTAGACATTTAGGAGTAAACATCAAACCTGTAAAAAAAGGAACTATTGAAAGTGGAATAACTCGTATGCAAGACTATGAGCTTATAATAACACCTGATAGCACTAACATAGCTAAAGAGCTAAACAATTACATATACGCTGATAAAGGCTCTAAGCTTTATGTAGACAACTACAATCACGCAATAGACGGTGTTAGATATAATGTTATTTATCACCTAGACAATCCTAATGCAGGGAAGTATTATGTACAGTAAACTAAAAACAACAAATTTCTATTATATAACAGATGAAAGTAAAAGTCAAAAAGGAAGGTAAGGTAAAAGAGTTCAAATTGATTAGTAGTTGGGA